TGTAATAATCTATCCGTGACATTGGAACCCAGTAATCTGTTTCTCCTTGAATCCAGCTAACAGCAGGGCATGAAAATGATTTACCTGCTAAGTTTGCAAGTCTCTTACCATTTACCACATCTCTAATTAGTCGCTGATAATAAACTCCCGACGTGTTGGATAGTGTTGCGATATTTTGACCGCCTAAACCGGGAGCGGAAACAAGCACTAGATAAGAACCAATACCGTCCTCAGATATCATTAATTCATGAATCAAATCAGCTGATCCGCAAGCAGGCGTTTCGCCTCTGTAAGTTGCGCCTACTGGAGTTTCTCCTTCAATGTAGGAGAATGCAGTTTCGATAGCCGGAACTAAGGCATCGTATATAGTTGCTTGATTTCTGTTTTCCCATACTCTCACGCCTCCGGTAAACATCAGCGAATTATATTTTTGTATTGCAGATGCTATGTGCGACTCCCAATCTCCTTGACTCAAAGACTGACCATACTGGATAAACATGTTTATATCTGCACCGTATTTTTTTGAGGCGTTGTATATTTTCAATCCGTTTTCATCAAGTAAGAAATCGCCATTTTCATCAAGTAAAAAATCAAGGTCTTGGTTCAACAATGCCCCCTTATTAGCACCAATCACATTTGCATTTATGTTAAGTAATGCCATGTCGGTTATTGTAAATAAAATAATGTTACGGCAGGACTTGGCATAGTAAATGATTTCAGCACATATGCGTTATCGCCAGATTTAAACCTCTTCGACACGGCAGTATTCGTAGCATCATCAGCAAATATAACCGATAAGACTACGGTAGAATCGTCTGTGGTTTCATTGCACAGGCAAAATGGGTTTCCGTCCGGTGCGGTAAAAACTGCATTGGCGAGAGTTGTTATGGGCGCACCCTTTCTGCCTTGCATCGTAGATGGCAGGTCTGAAAGGGATAGAATAGTACATTTACCGAGAAGATCGGGATTATTGATAAGTCCAATAGTGTTTATGACTGTTCCGGCTGGGATTGCTCCGTATGCGACGTTTAGTTTTGCTTTCATTGCTTATGGATGATTACGAGTGATTATGGATGTAGATATTTATTATATAATATTGCTAATTGGTTATGTTCTGCCTGTGTCATTAGTGACTTCCCTGCCTCTGCCGTCACGTATTGTCCGGTTGGCTGCTTATTTTTGAAAAGCAGATGATCTTGTGGCGATAGTAATCCGGCTGTCTGATCTGTGGCGTACCCGATTTTATTGATTAGGGATGATTGAGTTTCGGCGGGTGGACTTATTCCTGCATCTCCTTTATCGCCTTTATCCCCTTTGTCACCTTTAATGCCGACACCTGCATCGCCTTTATCGCCTTTATCGCCTTTAATGCCTTTATCTCCTTGGATTTCCTTAACCGTTATCGCTACGACATCGGCAGGCTGTTCTGTTATATTTAATAAAACTGTTTCCATTACTTGCGAGTTATTACGGGTTCTATGATCCAGCTTCCGCCTACCCAAGTTTTTTCGCGTCCGTCAAGGAAGGATATGAGTACGTCGTAGTAATATGTTCCGGCTTTTAGTTTCGCTACGAATGGCTCTAAGGAAATGGTAAATTCGTTTATATGAATCAATTCGTAAGTAGCCAACGCCGGACTATCTGCCGTCTTTCTAACTTGCATAGTTGCGGTAGCTCCGATCAACGAGTAGCTTGGCTCGGCGGGTAATTGAAATCTTACCCCCAAGAAGGTATTCCCATAAAAGACTGTTTGGAGATTGTAATTATTTTGAAGGCTCATATCGCAAAGTTAATAAAAAAATTGATTTACACAAGCATTATTTGTTAGTAGCAAGTAATTATTGAATTATCACTCGCAGCCCCATTCCAACAGATCCTTTCCCGCCCATCATACTCCTGACGTCTGACATCATGTTATAGGTATTGGATTCTATTTTCACGAGCTGCGCCAGTGAATTAGCCGTAACTGATCCTGTATTGCTCAGAATTCCCTCGATGCTCTTTAGACTAATGTTCTGAAGCGATACGTCTCCCCTGACTGCATTCAGTAATGAAGCAAGTAATTGGGCGGTATCTTCTGTGACGCCTTTTATTTCGCCTTGCAGTCCTGTTTTAGCCTTATCTGTAGTTGGTTTAAATAGATCAAAACCATACTTCTTACCTTCTTCCTGCATTGTCGCCAAGAAGTCGGATGATTGCGTCATAATTCCGCCCAGTCCTTTGTAAAACTCACTCATCAGCGCAATCGTCTCATTCCCGATCTGCTGTTGTGTAACATTTGGATCGGCATAAACCTGAGTCATTTTCTCCTGAAACTTTTTGAAGTAGTCAGCAAGAAATAGACTGTTCATTAAGTCCTGAGTCAGCTTTTCTACTGTTGTTGTAACGCTATCTTTAAAGTCTAAAGAAGCATCTTTACCGTCACGGAAAGCCTGTACGATAGAATCAGAAAGTGATTGTCCAAGAGAGCCAAATACATTTGTGAGATATTCTGTCATCTGGGCGTAGGCTTCTTTGGCGGTCTCATCCAACTTAACCAACTGCTCCAATTGCTGTCTGGTTGCCTCGGTCAGCTTATCTCCGGCAAGTAGTGCTTTGGCGCGGTTCACATCAAGCGTTCCGTCTGCCTTTACGATGTCTTTGTATGTGCTTAATAGACTTGCATAAATCGTTTTTGTTCCCACTGTTATACCCAAAAACTTCTTCCTTTGCACCCCTGTAACTACTTCTGCGCCGTTTAATTTTTTTACCTCGTCGGAAGATTGGCGTACTGCATCCCTATAAACGCCCATCGCATTTGTGACTCTACCTATCTCGTCTGTACCGAAAATAGTAGTACCCGAAGCGAAAGCTAATTGCTCGGCCATGAGCAGATTGTTGTACTCGTACTGCATCTTAATGTTATCCATCAAGAATTTACGCTTGGCTGTTTGATATTCCGCTTCGGCTTTTATGAGCTTAGTAGCCATCCCAATAACAGACCCAATAATCTTAGCGGGATCTCCAGAAGCAATCGCACCAACCATATCCACCAATGCTCCACCAAACTCAATGGCAATATTCATGTCATCGGCAAAGTTCTTCAATCCCGTATTGCCCGTAGCTTCACCAAGTTGCCCTAATGCATCCGCGAGAGGTGAAAACATTCCGATAACTTCAGACATGACATCGGTAACTTTCTTAAATCCTTCTTTTGATTTTTCACCCCCCTTAGATATGTCGGAAAATCCCTGAGAAATCTTTTCAAAAGGATTATCCTTAAGCATATCACCTTTTAGCTTCTCGATCTGCTTCCTTAGTTTCTCTATTTGCTCTTGGGTGAGCTGTACGTCTTTGCCATCAACTATAACAGAGAACTTGCCTTCTACGGCTTTTTGTCCCTCAGTCTGTTTTAACATATCCTCGGTAGCCGCCACGATAGATTTCATTTTGGCAAGAGTATAGTATTCCATGTCAGAATACAGATCCTTATACAATTGAGTGGATGCCAATATGGTTGCGTCAACTTCGGCTATTGCGGATGCTTCTGCGTTTTTGATGTTGATCAGCATCGCCTCCCGTTCTTCTTGGGATTTTATAGTAATGTCGTTATCTACATCGTTGAGTTGCTTTGCGAAGGTCTTATGTATTGCCAATTTCTTTGCCTCGCTCGATCCGTATTCATCCTTCAACTTCATCATGCGAGAAAGCGTGTCGGTGTAGTTGGATTGGTCGTAGGCTTTTAGGGTATCAAAAGAACTCTTCAGTAATTTTATTTCCTCTTCGCCAAAGTTTTTTAGACTGTCTTTTGGGAATAAATCCTCGAACATTTTCCCCATAAGGCTCGCTGGCATACTTACAGTCAGGTCTTTCTGAAGTGTGGATATTTGCTTCCTTAATAAATCCCTCACATCTGCCCCTTCAAAATCCACCCCAAAAGAAATCTTCATTGCCAGCTTTTTATCTCCGGTAATATCTTCGACCATTTTCGCTAAGTCAAATTTCTCTTTGTTCTGATCGAGATATTCTTGGGCATCCTTTAGTAGCTGATCGAAAGAATCTATTATGCCATCTTTTTTGAGTCCTTCAATATCTTTCTTTACTGCGATGGTGGCTTCTTTTGCAGAGCTGCTACTTCTAACTTTTAGTTGGTTATACATTCCGGTCAGTTCTGTCAACCCAGAATCAGTCGTGCTTATCTTAACTGTCGGATACTGCTCCTGCGCAGTTGCCAAGGCCTTGTCTGTACCCATAACTTTCCGGTACTCATCAAATGCTTTCTGAGCTTCTTTGATTAGGGCGATCTGATCCTTTAACTGCTCTGCTATTGGGTCTTTTGCTTTGTCTGCATCTTTTTTCTTTTCAGTCCATCCCAATAATTGCTCGGCAATAGCACGGTAAGCCACTGATATTTTTTTTGCGTCATCAATTTCTTTTGTAGATTCCTTTTTTGGTTTCTGCCATCAACTTATACGCCTCTTCGGTTTTTTTTACCTCGGATATAATATCGCCACTGACTTTCTCTATATCTTTGTTTTCTGGGAATACGGTATCTATACTTAACCCAGAAACCTTAAAAGCACCTAATCCCTGAACTTGTTGTTTTAATCTTCCAAGGGAATCTATCAATGGATTTAGCGATTTGGCATCGCCCTCAGCTTTCGACGCCTTATCCTCCATTCCTAATATTCTCCACGCAGCCGCTTCGTCTAACAGCCCCTTTATTTTTATATCGCGTATCTCAATATCCTTCTGGTTGCTGTTTGCGGAGTTTTTTACCGCATCCACAGAATCTATCGTGGCTTTTCGGATTCCCTCGATTGTGGCATATGATGTTTCATTTACTTTTCCCCATATAGATATGGATTCAGATACGTCGTCTATGCCCTTTTTTGCACCTTCTGTTGCGGAGGAAAAATCTTGCAGTCCAGAAATTATCGTAGAGACCGTAAATGAGGATTTATCCATGCTGAACTCAGCCATTTTAGATTTGCCCTTCGTGATCCCCGCAATGGTGGATTCAATATATTTTGCTAATGCGTCTGAGTTTTTGAGTAGTTCGGGATTATTTTTTATGTCACCAAACATTTTCCCTATGATCAGAGATGAAAGCTCGCCCTTAACCCCGATATTAGACAGTGCCTGTTTTATATCTTGGGTTGCAGATGTTACCCCTTTAGATAACTCATCGGTAATTTTAGTAGATGCGTTTTGATACGCCTTGGCTTTTGCGTTCTCATATATTGCGTCATTTACCCCGCTTAATGCTTTGGTTATCTCATCATACGTCATGCTCTCTGTTAAGAGGTTCTTCAGATATGGGCTGGCTATGTTGTTTAGTTCGGTGATTATCTGCTTTCTTTGAATAGACATCATATTGGCATCCCTTAGCCTGTCCGTTAAAAGCTCTAAATGAATTATCTGGGCATCTGCGCTTCCTTTTTCCTCGTCTTTTATTTTGTTTAGTGCATTTTCAAGTTCGTGGGCATTTTGATACACATTATAAAGAACCACCCCTAACCCAACCAAAGCGGCAACTGCTGCGCCGATCCAATTAGCCTTCATTGCGGTATTTAGTCCGGTCTGTGCGGCAGTTAGTGAATTCGTAACGACAGCAGCTCTCGCCTGAGCAATTGATAACAGCGTAGAGTTTTGAGCCAATAAAACATATGAAGCTGCATTTAGCTTATTCCATGCCACCGATACCATAGTTGCGACTTTGAATGCGCCATAGACTGCAATAACAGTTTTCAGCGTGTCGGCTATGTCTTTCCAATTAGACATGAGCTTAAACAGCGCATCTGCCCCTCCTTTCATTATTACATCATTACCCTCGCCGATACCATTTAACATGATCATGTAGGCATCCTTTAAGTTGGCAAGTTTACCGGCTAAAGTTTCGGATTGCTTCTTCTGCATCTCAAAGAACATTCCACCAGAAGATGTGAGCTGCGTGAAAATCTCATCCACATCCTTAAATGAAACCATCTTCTTTGAAATACGCGAAAAGACATCTCCTGCCGATACTACAGTACCTTCAAGTTTAGTAAACTTAGTAGCAAGCATATCTATGATCGGAATCCCCGCTTCGGTGAACTGCCTAAGCTCCTGACCTCTGAGTACGGTAGCAGCCTTAACCTGTCCATATGCGAGAATGATCCTATTCATATCTACGCCAAGTCCGGCAGATACATCAGCAAGTCTGGTCAGTGTACCATACAACTTATCTGTTTCAACCGAGAAGGCTGCCAACTGTTTAGTATCTCTTAGTAATTCTGCGAATGTAAATGGAGATACAACCGACAATGTTTTGACCTGAGAGAATATTTTATCTGCGGCTTCTTTGTCTCTGGTGATGGCGCGTAAAGCCACCTGTTGTAATTCAAATTCTCCACGGACTTCTGCCATTTGCTTGATGAAAGCAGTAATACCAACAATAGTAAATGCCCCACCAAGAGTAGACGCAAGCTGCATGGCTATTCCACGCTGGGTAATAAAAGCTCGGCTTGTGATTCCAGAATGATTCGCTAAGGTTTGCTGCGATCTGGATGCCGCATTAGCGGCAGTTGTTACGCGGGAGTGAGAAGCGGCTGCTTGGTTCTGGGCAATTATGAGTCGTTGCGCAGAAGTTAGGGCGGCGTTGTTGGATATGGCTTGAGCGTTTCCTAATGTCTGCTGTGCGGCAGTATTGCGCTGATTTATGCCTACTGCTTGCAGGTTGGTTATGTTTAGTGCGGCTTGTGATCTCGCTCTTACATCTGCTGCTTTTGCTGCGGACAGATCAGCCTTAGCCAACCTTTCAGTGGTTAGCGCATTTTTGGCTGTAATCCCCGCTGATTGACTCGCTAAAGCCAAATTCGCCTTGGTTATGGATGGATCAACCAGAGCGGCGGTTATTTTTGCTTTTGCCTTTGCCAACTGTGCGTCCAGTTGTGATTCGTCTACTCCTAACGTATAATGCAAATCGCCTAATGAGACACCCATCTTATTGATTATTAAGTAGTTCGTCGCCGTTAAGCAACTTTGTTAAATTTATTTCTTCGCCTTCCTTCTCTTTCTGGCTTGCCAAGTATCGCTGATATATCTGCTCGTTGGCAATAACGGAATCATCGTAATCCTTTTTAGTATATGGATGATCAGAGCTTTTGGTTTTCTTATAATCCATTCTGGCTATGTCAGAACCGATTATGGCTATTTTAGCGTTGCTAAGAACACACCTGTAAACATATTCTTCGATCACCACCATTCCCCAAAATAACCGCAAGGGAGCTAATACATGCGGATATTTATCACCAATCGCATACTTTATTCCAATGAAGGTACGTGCAGGTATTGCCCTGCCTCCGTCTTGGTCATCGTCATCAATGTATCCATCATCATTGCAGAGAATCCCATACTCATGTAAAATCCTATCTCCGCCATTTTTTTTTTACCCTCAGCTATAATTGGCTGTAACTGTTCAAAGTCATATTGCTTGACGTAAAATAGCCATCTCCAATGTATTGCGTGAAAGAATTTGATAGTCCAAAAATTATTTAAGATTACATATGACGCCACTTTTGCGGGAACTTTTATCTTGGTAGCCATAAATTTCACCAAATCCTTTGCCTCTATGTCTTTTGGTATTTCATTGTCCAAAAACGTTTGACTGATCTTGTTGGTGGTGTACGGCTTCATCCATGTGATTTGGTAGGACTTTTTTGTTCTTGGAATCTCAACCTTCGTCGGAAGGTTTTGATCAATACTTATAAGTTCTTTTTGTGCTGATTTTGATGGCTGCTTCATCTTTTATTTGTTATTGTCAATAATTGCTAATAGCACGTAAACATACACAAAAAAAACCACATAATCAAATGTGCCATAAAAGGAAGGGGCATGGCATTCACCACACCCCCTATTGAGAAGAAAAGAAAGTCTCCTATACTACTAAATGTTTATGGCATTCAGGATGATAAAGTCAGATTTCAATGGATCTGGATTCGCCAATACGTCAAACTTTAGCTCAATTGCGCCAGCCGTAGTAGAAGAAGGCGGAATCAATTTACGAGAAACTGAAAGGTTGTAGAATATGTACGACTGGTCTCCAGACCCCATGTCTACCTTGAACATTAAGTTTGGATCTTTCAAGTCGAGCTTCATTCCGACAGCCTCATATGATTTACCACCAACAACCAATGGGGCAAGTACTGTCGCCGTTTCAGCTACGGTATTGAAAAACATATTTAACATAGCTGTTGCCGTGTTCGGAACTTGCCATGTAGCTGTGATTTTTCCCGCTTTAGTTACGGAATAAATAGGAGCTTCAGATTGGTCGATGAAGATTTCAGTAACCGTTCCGTCAGCTTGCTCCAGCTTAAACGTGTCCTTGATGGACTGGAAAGTCTCAACCCAAGTAGCAGAAAGTGGAGTAGTTGATTTTGTTGCGGTATAGAATTTACCTGTACCGACAGCGATAATCGAAGTTTTTGCTGTGTTTGCCATTTTGTTTAATTATTATTGTATTTTATTAAAACGTTAATATTTACTGCGTCAACGTCATAGCCTGTTCCATCAAGCCCTAACGGTATATTTGAAAGATAGGTAAATTCGTATTTATCAGTACTTATCGGTAATGCTGCCATCACATTCTTGGAATACAGAGACATTTTTGCAGAATCCTTGACTCCAGATAACTCTTTTGTGTAGATTTCAGCCCTGCAAATATTCCTGCCGTATCCTGTTTTGTCCACGATCTCGGTAACTGACTTTACCACTACGAAAGCGGATGCTGGTTTTACCGTTGTAGTTGGTCTGCGGTTGGCGTATATAACCGGACATACATTTGCCGATTTCATTGCCTCCCATAGAGCATCTTCAATTTCACCTATGTCGTAGTTACTGTTCACTGTATTCTTTTAAAGTCAGATAAAAAATTCTGTTCGCTATATTGGTATGCGCTCGTTAAGACATTTAGCTTATGAAATGTTTCCAAATCTGCTGCGTAAAACTCTCCTGCAAACACTACTAATTGCCAAGCACCTGTCGAGCTAAACTTATCTAAAAACAAAGATCCCATTTGCGCTCCTGAGCCACCCTTTGAATCTGTGCTTGACGCCTCGGAACTATTCAGCCATTTCCTTACAAGAGAACCATTGTGATAAATTCCGAATCCGTAAGAGTCATTCAAATTGTACGTCCTATGCGTGTATCCCCTATTT